GGGCTTGCAGTAAAAGACTTCGGGTTCGCCGATGACATTGAATTCGCTATCGGTGCGAATGGCTGCGAACTGTGCAGGGCGATCTAACGCGGGGTGCGTGCCAAAGGTTTCGTAATCGTGAAAGAGGAAGGTAGGTTGTTTATCTGTGTCTGTCATTGTCTAGCATTGTCCACTGTAGTTAATTAACTGTCTGTTATAACTCGAAAAACAACCATTTTTTCACCTGAGTATGTCTACGAACGTCAAATATAGTTGTTTACTGTGCGCTGTTGTCCATGTGATATTGTGTACCAGATGTGTACCAAACCATTATTTCTGAGCGTACCAAATATTATTTATGGCTATAAGCGACACAAAACTGCGTACTATTTATGGTAAACCATATTCGGGCCCACAAGAAGTGGCTGATGCCGATGGCCTCAGCGTACGAATTTCACCGAAGGGGGTCATCCAGTTCCAGTACCGCTATCGCTGGCATGGCAAGCCTAATCGACTTGGGCTTGGTCGATACCCATCCCTGTCTTTGAAGGATGCCAGACAGATCACTGCTGACTTGCGAAAGCTCTATTTCTCAGGAACGGATCCACGCACTTATTTTGAAGAGAAGGTGGAGAACTCCATGACGGTCGCCCAGTGTCTCGACTACTGGTTCGACAACTACGTCTCTACAACTCTCAGAGAAAAGACCCAGGCACTTTACCGATCAACGGTTATGAAGCGCATGCATGACGCCTTTCCTAATCGTCCGGCATCTTCTATCACGGTTAAGCAATGGGTTGACCTGCTTACCGAAGAAGAAAGAGATAATCCACGCCGAGCAAGGCAGGTGCTAAGCCAACTAAGATCAGCAATAAGTTGGTGCATGCGGCGTCAGTTGATAGATAGTTGCGCAATTATGAGCATCCAACCAAGGGACTTCGGCTCCCGCGCTGAGGTAGGGGATCGGGTACTGTCGTATCACGAACTGGCTAAGATTTGGCTTGCTATTGAAAGAAGCCGTGCGTCTACGTCAAATAAGCTCCTTCATCAGATGCTTATGCTGTGGGGGGCGAGGCTCTCAGAGCTTAGGCTGGCAACAAAGACAGAATTTGACCTGCTGGACAACGTATGGACCGTACCGAAAGAGCATAGCAAGATGGGTAATGTTATCCGCCGTCCAATCTTCGAACAAATTAAGCCTTTCCTCGAAAAGGCCATGACAACGTACAATGATGTTCTTTTCCCTGGAGAAGACATAAACAAACCGATCAGCATCGCTGCAGCCAACCGATTCGTAAATAGAATAAGGGGAGGGATGGATCTAGGTTACTGGCGAACACACGATTTCAGAAGAACGCTTGTTACACGTCTGTCCGAGATGAATGTCGAGCCCCATGTTACTGAGCGAATGCTCGGTCATGAACTTGGCGGGATAATGTCCGTATACAATAAACACGATTGGATAGAGGCTCAGCGCAAAGCGTATGAGCTTCACGCTGATAAATTGTTCTGGCACATCAGGAGCATTTCTGATTAACGCCACCGTTAAGAATCCACCCTTCAACAGCTTCACGAAGGTATGATTTGGGGTGGGTTCTGACTGGCTTCGGAAATCCATGCCGTTTGGTATAGTTCCAGATTGTCTGACGTGATGAAACACCGAGCTTGTTCATCACTTCTTTCTCAGGAATCAGGCTGGTATCGGTCATCTTAATTCTCCAGGCAAAAAGAAACCGCCATCAGGCGGTTTGGTGTTCTTTCAGTTCTTCAATTCGAATATTGGTTACGTCTGCATGCGCTATCTGCGCCCATATCATCCAGTGGTTATAGCAGTCGTTGATGTCCTCTGCTTCGATAACCCTGTCGAATGGCTCTCCATTCCATTCACCTGTGACTCGGAAGTGCATTTATCATCTCCATAAAACAAAACCCGCCGTAGCGAGTTCAGATAAAAGAAATCCCCGCTATTGCGAGGATTGTTATTCATTGCCGATATTCACCTTTATCGCGAACACCTTTACCGGTTTATCACCGAAGTGCGGATGTGTGATTGTCTTGATTTCATATCCGTCATACGGAACATCAATTCTGCGGCTGGAATCGTCGCGCTTCGGATATCCCTTTGTGATAATCAGGCGGTCATACTCCCGGAACATAATTCGCTTATTCCAGTAGTCATTACACAGGCGATACTCTTCCGTTTTCTCTCCACTAATCATGGCATCGAAGTATTCACCTTTGACGGAAAGTTGCAGGTTAGCCACGGTTAACCTCCTGCGCCGTTTTGATGATTGCTGCCAGACAATTCTTGCAAGGAACAAGCAGCGCTCCCTGCTCAATGCTCAACAGCGCGTGCTGAGCATCCTGAAACAACCAGTCTGAAAATTGTGGCGCATGTCCGCACCACGTTTCTATTTCATGCTTTGCAAGTTTAACTCCCTCTCGATAGTCATATTTGATGATGTGCTTGCTCACGACTTCACCTCCTGTTGAGCAGAAACCTGATTTTTGAGTGATTCAGAAATATTCCTGCAATACCTAGCGGATTCATCGTCGAAAATGCTTTCGAAATACTCAGCAATCCAGCCGAACACAACAACCTGCTCATTGCTTGGATTTGCGCTTTGATTGAAGGCGGTTATTAGTGATGCACTCATACTCACTTAACCTCCTGTTTTGGTGCTGCTGGAAGCGGCATCCAGTGGGTTATGATTACTTCGCGAGGATTGCAGTCGTCCTCTACTGGCTGCCACTCCGTCCATCCGTTGGTTTGATAGACAAAGAAATAAGCAGGAATGTAGCCTGGTTCATCTCCTTCAAAATATGTTCCCCAGCAAAGATACAAGCAATTGCTATCAGGCATTCGCTCACTACAGCTTATCCAACCATCCGGAATTACCGGAGAGTTGCCACCGGGAATATTTTCCGGAATATTTTGTTGTGCGTTTTGTGGTTGTTCGGATTTACCCTGAAGCATAGCGGCACGGCAGGCGTTCCAGCCTCTCACCTCTGCAATAGCAGCAACAGCATCGACCGCGTACATTTTAAGAGGGTTAGGCATTGGTTTTTCTTCAGGTACTACTGGCACTGGAGGGGCGGCATAAACAGGAATAACGTCCGATTGATCTTTATTGCTTTCATCTGTTAAAGCCCAGAATAATTTTCCAGCCGGATGTTTGAAAATATAAGCAACTGGTTCTGCTTCCAGCGATGCCAGCGCCAACTTGAACGCCTGAAGCTCAATGGCACTGTTGGTATCCAGTCCAAACGGTAATTCATCACGATTGGCTTCGTATTCAGCGATAGTTTGCTTCAGCCATTCTTTGGTTAGTTCAGCCATATCCCTAATTCCCCTTGATGCTGACTTTGACGCCAACCTTGCGAATCTCATCGGCGCATCTGTTCACGATACTCCGGTGAAACTCACAAAAAATTTTCGCCGACTGCGGCCCTAATGGGTGAACATTGTGCGCACGCGGCAGTACAACCTCCCGCGCCTCCATGTCAGCAATCCGCTTGTCTTTGGCTTCCAGCTCATCCAGCAGCGCCAGCACGGTAGCTGGATTGGCTGCGGCGATGAATTCAGCATTGGCCTGCTGTTCCATTTGGAAATCTTCATCGAAACCGCTTTCAGGATGCGCTCCTTCAATTCTGCAAATGGGAAGATATCCAACAACTTCACGATGAATTAGCGCATCATCAGCATCAAATCTCTCCTCTCCATATTCGAGCGACCACACACCACTCGTTGCTTTCTCTGCCGCTTCACGCAGTGCCTGATAGTCAATCTTGCTCACTGGTTGCCTCCTTTGCGAAGCTGGGCAGCAAAGTCACGGATAGTGTCATCAAGGTCTGGGCACAACAGATGGTCAGCAAACATCTCCACGCCCTGCGCCCGTACTTCATCCAGAAAAGCATCGGTGGCTGGGGTTTCAGTAACATCATCTTCCCATTCGCTAAACTCCTCACGACAAAAGTCATTAAATTCCTTCTCAGATTGCTTAAGCGATGTATTTTCTGCAGCCATCTTCGCGCATTTAGCCTCAAGGTTATCAATCGTGATTCCAGCAGAACGACACTCCCGCAACGCCGTTTCCAGTTTTGATTCAAGTTCACCGAACTTACGGACAAGATATTCAGCGTTTGTTTCGTTAATCTTTAAATCTCGTGGGATGTATTTACCTTTCAGAAAACCATCCATCTCAATTAGTGACATTTGTTTCATTTCTTCCCACTCCGCCACATCGCATTCAGATATTTGTTTTGATTTACTGACGGAAAAGAATTTCTCTTAAGCAATTCCTCTCTCGATGGCATTGGCTTTACGCGTTGGCGAATAATCATTTCTGCCGGAAGAATGCCGGGATTGTATGCAAGTCCTCTCATGGTAAATTCCTCAGTCATTAC